CGCAACCTAGTGCTGGACGTAGGTGGCAATGTCGGTATGTGGTCTATGCACTTCGCCCGTGCTTTTGACCGCGTTGTGGCCTACGAGCCTATCGAGATTAACCAGCGGTGCTTTATGCTCAATACCATTGAGCATCCAGAGAAGCCTACGCCTAATGTCGAACTACGGCGTGTGGCTCTCGGCAATGCAATTGGTGAAGTGGTCATGGAGTATCGCCCCGAAGTTACATCGGGCACTCATGTCGCCTCGGAAGATACCGCAAAGCGAGAGGCGTCGTCCATCAACTACACCGTGCCTTTAACTACGCTCGATGCAGAGAACCATCCTTTTGTAAGCGCGATCAAGATGGACGTAGAGGGGTATGAATATCCCATCGTTCTTGGTGCTGAAGGCACGATCCGGCGGTGCAAGCCTATTATTTGTATCGAGCAAAAGCCGTGGGATATTTTTGAGTGGAAGCAGTATGCGGCACTCGAATTGCTTTTGTCTTGGGGCGCCACGGTTAAGCAGCGCGTCGTTGACGATTTTATTCTTGGGTGGGATTGATGGTGCCGACCATCTATATGGGCTTCGATAGCCGAGAAATCGAAGCGTATAAAGTAGCAGAGTTCAGTTTGAAGCGGCGGGCCTCTGTGCCCGTCAGCGTTGTCCCTCTCAAAATTAACGACTTGCGCGATCAAGGGATGATTTGGCGTCAGACTGAAACGCGAGAAGGCAAACTGTGGGACGTGATTTCAGAAGCCCCGCAGGCAACAGAGTTCGCGATCAGCCGGTTTTTGACTCCAATCCTGCATAGAGCAAAATATGGCTATGCAGGATGGGCCATCTTTGTCGATTGCGATGTCTTATTCTTAGATGACGTTGCAAAACTGTTTGACTTGCTAGAAAGCAAGTATGCAGTGATGTGCGTCAAGCACCAGTATAGCCCCTCCACCCTGCTAAAGATGGATGGTCAAATCCAGACTAGCTACAGTTTCAAGAATTGGTCCTCGGTCATGGCATTCAACTGCAATCATTTTGCAAATGATTGCTTGAACCTTGCACATATCAATTCTGTGCCTGGGCGGGATTTACATCGGTTTGACTGGATTAAAGACCCAGACAAGCACATCGGCGCGCTACCACAAGAGTGGAACGCGCTTATCGGTGAGCCGGGCTACGATATCCAGACGGCAAAGATTGCCCACTATACGCTAGGTGGCCCTTGGATGGGCAACACCATTTCACCTGAAGCGGATGCTGTTTGGCTTGACGAACGAGATGCCTTTGTAAAGTCCGGTGGAAATTGATATAACCCGAACCTTCGGATGGGGTGGAAGTTATGGCTCTTATTCTTGAAGATGGTTCGGGTAAAACCAATTCTCAGACATACGTTCTTGGCGCGGACGTTGCGGCTTATGCACGTCTCTATGGCCTCGCTCCTCCGGTATCGGCGGATGCGGATATTATGAAGGCTATGCGCTATGTCGAAGGCGCATATTACGAACGCTGGGTCGGGCTTAAGAAGACAGAAAATCAGGCCCTTTCTTGGCCCCGTGCTTATGCTGTTCGCCGCGATGGCTGGACAGTTGATGAAAGCGAGATTCCAAAAGAATTGAAAGATGCGGTGTGCGCTTTAGCCCTTCGGTCACGTAACGGGGAGAATCTTATCCCTGATTTGACGCGCAGCGATTCCGTTCTCGAAGAACAGATCGGGCCAATTCGTGTGAAGTATGATTCTAGGGCGAGGTCTTTGCCCCTATTTCGAGACATCGAGTTCATCCTAAAGCCTATTTGCCAACCCCTTGGTTTCCCACAGATCGTCAGGACATGAGCGCTAGTATTTTTGAACGGCTTCGCGACGGAACAGGTCTTCGCCTACTTCAGAAATATGGCGACGTTTTCCGGGTTACGAAACGGGGCGATCAGGTTTTCACCCCGTCAACAGGGTCGGTCACTGCAAGCACGGCGACACAAGATTTACGCGGAAAATCTTTTTCGCGTGATAGTCGTTTTGATGACCCTGAGTTTGCTGAAACCTCTGAAGTCGAAATTTATTTGACTGCTAGTGGCGCGTCGTTCGCACCAAAGCCAGGGATGACAATCGGCTCCCCTGTGTCAACTACTGAGCCGTATAAGATTACACGAGTGCAGGCGATACCAGAAAGCGGCACAGTCGTCATGTATCGACTTTTGGCTCAAAAATAATGTTCGCACAGCAAGTTGCTAATTTCGCCCAAAGGACGGAACGCCGACTTGCTAGGACGGTTTCTGGCGCTGCGACTAAACTCGCCTCGAACATCATCAAAGCCACGCCGATTGACCAACCTTTCGGTATGCACGACCCTAATAGCGTAGGGCGGGCAAGAGGCGGGTGGGTTGCTGGGTTTGATACCAATCTAAATTCTAATGCCTACCGCTTAGACCCAACAGGCGAAGCGACTTCTCGGGACGCGGCTGCTAATTACGCGCTCTATTCCCCTCGTGTCCACACCACGCTCTACCTTGTTAATACGGTTGGATATATTGGTAAATTGGAATTTGGCGGGTATGATTTTGACAACGAACGCCGAGTCAAAACGCTACCCTCTGGGTTCTCTTTCCAAGCCCCCTACGGCATGATGCGCGTTAATGCCAAGGCGTGGCCTTCTCTCGTCTCCAATGCGGCCCGCGTGGCTAGGACAGTTCGATGAGTTTGAAGTCAATCCGTAACGCCCTGAACGCGCGTCTCAACAGCCTTTCTTCGCTTCCTAGTGTGGCGTGGGAGAACGTATCTTTTACGCCCAAGACTACGGAAATCCATTTGCGGGTGAACTTCTTACCAGCGCCGACGCGCCCTGCCGCCAACCACAGGAGCGCCATGGATTTCGAGAGCGGCGTCTATCAGGTTGATGTTTATGCGCCCCAAGACCAAGGCCCCAATCCGGCTTCTGACTTGGCGGAGAGGATCAGGGCGCATTTCTATCGCGGCCTTGTCCTGACAAGCGACTCAATTTCAGTCAACATCGAAGCCACGCCGAGCATGGCGTCGAATGACCGAGAAGGCCCGTTCTGGCGTATCCGACTGACTGTTCCTTGGTTTGCTTACGTCCCGACTTAAGCACGCATTGACTTGCTAGGAACCATTCAATTATACGTGGAAAGGTATATATTTTTTAGCGGCAACGCATTTTTGCCGCCCTAAGTTCTTAGGAGAACAACATGAGCGGTTCAATTGCAGCGGGTTCGCTTACTGAACTAGGGTATATTGCGGAAGTGAGTTTCGGCTCTACCCCTGTCAGTTCTGCTTTTCAGCGAATCCGGGACGTAAGTTTCTCGGTCAATCTTCAGAAGGAAGCCTATCAGTCGGAGGAGCGTCGCTCTGACCGTATGCGCCAAGATGTGCGCCACGGCTATCGCTCCGTCACCGGCGACATTGTTGGCGAGCTTTCTCAGCAGTCTTGGGATGACTTTATCCAGGCCATCATGGGCGGCGCTTGGGCAACCGGCGCTTCGGCTCCTTTCTCCAGCGTCGCTTCCAACTCTGCCACCAACCGCATCACGGTGGGCTCTGCCAACTTCCCGACAGCCGGGATTCGAGTTGGCGATGTTTTCTCTATCGCAGCAAGCCCCGCAGTGGCTGGTCTGACTGATCGCTTCTTCACCGCACTGAGCGTCGGCGTGTCCACCATCGAGGTTGAGCCCGGCACTATCGGGACCACGGCTACCGCTTCTGCTACTATCTCGGTTGCAGGCCGCAAGGTTGCCATCGGCAACACCTATCGCTCTTTCACCATTGAGCGTTGGTTGTCAGACCGCAACCTATACCAGCAGTTCCGTGGCGTCCGTATGAGCCAGATGACTATTTCCATCCCGGCTTCTGGCATGGTCACGGCGACCTTCAGTGTCGTTGGCCGCGACGGCACCTCGTTCTCCTCCACCACTGTCGCTTCTGGCTACACCGCGACCCCGCAGACCACCCCGTTCGCCGCAGTAAACGGCGAAATCTATGAAGGCGGCGTTGTTCTTGGCCTCGTGACCGCTGCCGAAATTTCTATCAACAACACTTTGGCGGGGCCGCAGGTCATCGGCACCGACCTGACCCCTGATATTCTTTTCGGTCGTTTCGCTGACGTAAGCGGCACGATTACGGTGCTGTTCACCAGCCCGGACATGCACAGCAAGTTTGTGACCGAGACGGAAACTACGTTGATTATCCGTCTACAGAACAAGGATGCGCTTGACAGCACTACGGAGTTTGTAAGCATCGTGTTGCCCCGTATCAAGTACAGCGGCGGTGACGTTGATGACAGCCCTGATACTGGCATCACAGTGACCATGCCTTTCGTGGCGCTGAAGCCTATCGCTGCCAACGTCACGCAGGGCACTTCGTCTATTTCTATTCAACGCGGTAATGCCTAATGGGGTTCTTGTCGATGGCAAAGGGGCAACTCTTTGCCATCGACAGGGCTTAGTGGCGGGATGCGGGGAGTAGGAAATGAGTGGCAGTATTGCGGCTGGATCACTTGTAGAATACGGATACACGTCTGAAGTCGTTTTTGGCTCGACCCCAACTGGCCGCGCTTTCAAAAAAGTTCGCGACGTTGGCTTTTCACTAAACCTACAAAAAGAAATTTACCAATCCGAAGAACGTAAAACAGACCGTATGCGCCAAGACGCGAGGCACGGGTATCGCTCCGTAGCTGGCGAAGTGAACGGTGATATATCTGAGCAGTCATGGGATGATTTCCTAGAGGCAGTTATAGGGGGCACTTGGGCTAATATTACCCCTGTGTCTACTACCCTCGATATCAGCATCGACTCTACTGCCAATAAGATCACTTCGCTAACTTCTTCTTTTGATTTTCTTACCAGCGGAATTACGGTTGGCGACGTATTTTTTGTCGTAACAAACCCCGGTCCCGTCTCTGGCTTTAGCGGTGAATACCTCACAGTATTGAGTGCCACTGCTTCTACGATTGAAGTTGAGCCAAATACGATTACGACAACGGCGGTATCTGTCTCGGTTGCTCGGATTTATGAAGTAGGCCGCAAAGTTTCTATCGGCAACACATACCGCTCTTTCACCTTCGAGCGTTGGTTGACTGACAGGAACCTATATCAGCAGTTTCGCGGCGTCCGTATAAACCAAGTCACTTTTTCTATCCCCGCCTCTGGCCTTGCTTCCTTGACCTTTGGTGTTTTAGGGCAAGACGCAACCATATTTTCTTCTACTACGGTTGCCTCAGTTTACTCAGAAGCGCCGCAGACAACGCCTTTTGCTGCGGTAAATGGCGCGTTGTTTGAAGGAGGACAGGTTCTAGGCCTCGTGACGGCTGCGGAAATCACCCTCAACAACAACATGGCTTCTTCTCAAGTTGTCGGCTCCAACATCGTTCCTGATATCTTGTTTGGCAGATACGCGGACGTGACCGGGACCATCACGGTTCTTTTCTCTGACGCAAGCGCACTTAATAAGTTCGTAGACCAAGTTGAATCTAGTTTGGTTATCCGCCTACAAAATAAAGACGTGCTTGACCAAGACACGCAATTCATCAACCTCGTTCTGCCGCGTATCAAATACTCCGGGGGCGATATTGACGACGGTGTAGAAGGCGGTGTGACACTGACTTTGCCGTTTACTGCCTTGGCCCCTCTATCAATTAATCCAGCGCAGGGTTCTACTTCCCTTTTCATTCAAGCAAGCAACGTTGTCCCTCGGACTGAGTTGTTCGACTTTTTGTCTGGCGTGCCTTCTGGCTGGACCTACAGCCGCGCTAGTAACGCCACCTATTTCAGCAGCACAGGTGTTCTGACTGTTGCGAGTGCGGATGTGGCGCGAGTTGATTACGACCCAAGTGGGTT